AGCCATGAGCGCCGTTATCCACGACTTGTTTGGCTACATGTTTTCCAATGATCACGAAACACTGTGAGAGCTGGCTCAAAAGCAATCTGTTGTTTGCAGAGTTACCTACACGGATAAGCTTTTATCTGGCGGGTTTTACACATGCTGGGACATTTGCCGAACGATTTCCACGCCTCAGCGCGTTCGCGTCAGCGTTCGCGGCCGCTCTTACGTTGAAGCTGAAACGCTCAAGGATTTTGTTTTCCAGTGCAAGCATTTAAATCTAGAGTGGATTGTTCCTCACGGTGCATGGAAAGGGGGCTTTCGGGGCCCCTTTCTCATTGCCGCCATGGCCATTGCCCACCCACTCCAGCAACCGCTGCTCCCTGAAGGCTGTCCAGCCGAGCCGTGGCCGCCACCATTGCAAAACCTCCTGGCTCCCCTTGCTCTCATTGCAGGCTAGGCAGGCCGGCACGCAGTTCTCACGAACTGTGGGGCCGCCACGGCTGCGGGGGATCACATGATCGAGGGATTGAGCGGTGGCGCCGCAGTAGGCGCATTGCCCGCCCCAAGCTTCGCGAATGCTGCCATGCCAGCGGCGCTTGGTGATCAGCTCCGTCTCGACGATCTGGGCCTGCATGCGCTGCGATCGGCTGCGCCAGGCTAAACCGGCTGGGCAGCCCTAGCCAGACTGGCGCAGCTTGGAGGCGGCATGGAAGAACAGATCAGGGCCATCGCCGACGACGCGGGCGGAGTTTGCTGGGAGGTTTGCACCGGTGACATTTGCATCAGGGACCGCAACAGGCAGCAGTTAAACAGGCGCTTGGCAGCGCTGCAGAGCATGCAAACCTCGGAGATGCGCCTGGCCGCGCTGCAGGGGATGCAAGAGCCACCACCAAAACAGGGATCGGGCCCGCCAACCCTTTGAGTGTCCCAAGTGCGGGACACTCAGCAGCTCCATTCAGCCCCCGGGTCAGAGCTCGGCCACCTCGCGCGCGATCGCTTCATAGGCGGCTTGGGCTGCTGGATCCAGCCAGCCGCGCCTGGGGCACCACACCGGATCGCCTGTGGGCCAGGGCCTGGCGGCCAGGTTCAGCGGATCCTCACCCCCCAGCCCCTGGCGGGGCACGGATTGGGGCAGCTGTTTGCGCTCCATCAACGGGTAATCGCGAGGACTGAGGCGCTCATCACCCGCACCACCCACCGGACGCAATTTGGCACCCTTGCCATTGGCCCGGAAGAAATGGCCCAGGGTGCTCTTGCTATGGCGCTTGGCCTGGGCCTCCCACCGCTCGGCTGGTTTATCCGCCAGGTCGTTTTCAATTGCCAGCGATTCCAGGCTCACCGGTGTTTCCTGGCAGCGGCAGTTGGGATGAATCGGGCTCTTTACTGAGCCGATGTAGTAAATGCAGCCAGAGCGGGGGGCGCAGAACTCACAGGTGCGCTCATCCAACGTGGCCATGTATTGCACAAAACCCACGCGCAATTTGCGCCAGCAGCGCTCCTGGGCTTCCCCGGAGGCCATCAGGGTTTCGGTGCGGGCGATGGTTGCCGCCCGATTTTGAAACGCCTCGTTGATCGTCGGGATCCGTTCCCGCAAATTCCGCGCCAGGGTTTTGGGGTCCGGGCCCTGGGCCATTTGGCGGGCGGTCTCAAACGACACGCTTTTCCCCCACTCGCCCCACCATTTGGCGTAATAGTGTTTCGCCGCGGCCACGTGTTGATCGGTCGCTGCATCCCGTTCGCGGCGGTAGTTTTCTGATAGGCCTTTGAAATCCCGCTCGGCGGCCACCACCGCCCCGGAGAGATCAAAGAGGCGCGTCAGCCGCTGGCCCCCCTGATACTGGCGATCGGGGCCGATGCCAGGGCCTCCGCTCGCCAGGGGCCCTGTGGGCCCGGTGGCCGGAGCTGGGGCGGTGGGCCGCCCGCCGGTGGGGCTGATGCCACCACCAATCAGAGGCCCCGCTGGAGACTGGGGGGCAGTGCCGGGCAGCGCTGGCGATGCTGGCGCCGCTGGCGCTGCCTCCTGGCCTGGCAGTTGGCGGATGGTGCCATCGGGATCGAGCTGGACCATGGCCGGGGCCAGACCTGCCTGAATCAGCTGCAGTCCGTAATTGGTGCCCAGGTCCTGGGCCCGATCGAACAGCTGGCGCAGCTCCCCGTTCAATCGCTCCAGCCGCTCGGGGCTAAGCGGCACGGCATTGAGCACAACCATTAAATCTTGAATCAGCTGGGGCTGCAGCAGCAGCCCTGCCTGGTTTTTTTGCAACGGCTCAATGGGAACCGGCCCTTCTGGTGTGTTGCCCAGAAAGGCGCCGGGGCTGTTGGCGGGGTTGTAGTCGGGCTGATCGGCAGCCTTCTTCAGCAGCTCAAACACCCGCGCCACGGTATCCCTCAGCGCTGCTTCAAAAATGCGGCCGATGCGCTGGATTGCTGGGTCTTCCAGGCCCCGCAAAGCCTCGCTGAGCTGTTCGGCCAGCTGTTCGCGGCGATCAATTCCCATAGCTGTCGCACCTCACACCCATGGCGATCAAATCGAGTCCATCCAGCCGCCTCACCCGGGCGCTGGCCCCTGCCGCGGTGCTCACCAGCTCGGCATCGTTCACACCCACCACCGCACACCACTGCCCGCCAGCTCCCAGCACCTCCCACAGCCCCTCGCTGTCAAAACCCACCGCTGCATTCAGCCCAGCAATCGGCTGGCCGTAGGGGCCCACCAGGGCGGCGGAACCATCGGCCCGCACATCCAACGGCACGCCCGCCACCACCCGCCGGCCGGTGATTCGAGCCCCATCGGCCCGCACGCCGGCCGGCCGGCCGCGGCCTCGCGATCGTGCAGGGCCAGGCTTGGCAATCCGCTGGGCGATGGCCGCAGCCAGGGCCTGGCCGTCATCCGGGATGGGCTCTTCCTCCGGTGCGGAGGTGTCTTTTTGCTGCTGCTCAACCTCTTCATCGCAGGCGGAGCAACAGCCATCTTCTCGGGGATCGCTGGCGCCTGCCAGGCCATCACCCCTGGCCGCGGCGGCTTGCTCCTCTGGCGTGAGCTCAGCGGTGCCTGCCGCCGCTGGTGCTGCTGATGTTGTGGGTTCAGCCGGGGCATCGCCGCTGGCGGGGTCGCCGCCGGCTGGATCTGCTTCAAGATCACCACCGAAATCAGGTCCGGTGCCCTCATCGGGCTGGGGGATGGAGCCATCTGGCTCCCGATTAAGCAGGGTGGTCTCCATCGAGAATTTGGCGCCGCTGAATCGGGCCAATGCGACTTCCGTCGGCGTTATCACCTGCTCGCGGATATATGCGGTATCGGTGGTTGCTTGCTTGGAGCGCAGCTCGGCCTCCTCTAAATCTGAAAGCGCGAAGGTGGCGTGGAAATCGATTTTCCAATCTTCCGGCAGCTCCATGGGGGAGGGCCCGCGGGAACAGGCCGCCAGCAACTTGTAAAACTGGCGCAGGGGGCGATCTAGGTGATCCTGCTGCTGCTGGGCCGTCTCCATTGCAAAAGCGGCATCTTCTGATCGGCCATCAGCACCCAGGCCGGAGGGGGAAGCACCCCAGAGTTTGGTGTGGGGGATGCGGCTGGCCCCCTGCACCTCCGTTTCCAGCTTGCCGATCACGGCATCGATGCCCCCCAGGGATCGGGTAATCCAGGTAACGTCCTCGCCGTCGGCATCGATGGCAATGCCTCCCAACACAGACCTGCATAGGGCGTTTAGTTCCAGCCGGGCCTGAATTGCCGCCTCCTTTCCATTGGCCACCATCTGGCCTAAACCCCTTATTTTTTGCACAAAAAGGCTGAAATCGTCGAGGATGGCCGATCCGCTTTTCTGTCCGGTTTCATATCGTTTAAACACCTCCCAGAGGCTCTGCAGCACAGACACGCCCCACCAGTTGTTCTGGCCTTTAAGCCTGCGGGGCAGGGGGTCGCCGTCAAAGCGCAGCAAACGGGAACTATGAATTGGCACCCCTATTTCCTTTTCATCCATTCCCGCTCGCTTCAAATCGTCGTCTTGATATACAACAAATTGATAACGATCCGGAGCACCCACGCCAGACCAACCAGGGGCGGGCCAGATGCGCCAGCGATCCATTGCGTACAGGCCCCGGATCGAGCGCAGCCGTTTGGGATCCACGGGCTCGCTGATTGGTAGCCCGTCGTCGAGCAACAGCACAATCACCGCCCCGCCATGGTGGCGTGCCATGCGCAAGGCCTCGCGCACATGATCTCGAATGCCCAGGCTTTCCCCGGCCGATACCAGTTTGTCGAGGCGCTTTTTTTGGGCCTCATTCACATCGCCTCCCACGGTGATACCCCAGCCGGACCTGGTGGCTTCACTGGCAACCAGGTCCACCACCCGGCGGCAAAGCCAACTGCTCACGTAGAGGTTGTCCAGCTCCTCCTCCTGCAGCAAGCGAACCGGAGCTATGGCCGTGTAGCTGGAGCGGTCACGGCTGGTGCCCATGCGCGTCAGCGCATTGATCAACACGCCATCGTTGCGCTCCTCTGGCAGCGGGGATTGACCGGACATGGGGGATGGCACCTGGGCCAGGCTAGGCAGCGGCCAGATAAAAACACCTCAGCCACTGCTTCATCCTGCAACCGGGATGGTGCGTCGGTACATTTAGAAGGCGATGCATTGCCGATCGGCCATGGCTCAACGGCGGCTGCCCACCGTGGTGGACTCGATCCTGCACAGCCTGGAGCATTATCCAGTGCCAACGGCTACAGAACAGATTGAGTACGGACGCGCCGTTCGCGCCTGGCAGGACTGGTCCGGAGGCCCGGATGCAGCGCCTCCCCGCGTGAGGCGATTTGGGCTCAAGGGCCGGGAACGTCTGGTGACCGGCAACCTGCGACTGGTAGTCAACGTGGCCAAAAAATACCAATCACGAGGGATACCACTGGAGGACCTTATCCAGGAGGGCTCGCTGGGCCTGACCACGGCAGCCGAAAAATACGACCCCGGCAGGGGCTACATGTTTTCCACCTATTCGTATTGGTGGGTAAAGCAGCGGATCCTGCGTTATGTAATTGATAAGGCCAGCCTGATTCGGGTGCCAGGCAGCACGAATGACGACCTGTTCAAGGTCAGGCGACAGCTGGACGGATGTTCCGGGCAGCGCAGCGATAAAGAGCTGTTGGTGGCGGCCGGGCTCAAGGAGCTGCCTGACACCATGGTGCGGCTCCGCGATGCAATGCGGGCCAGGGCATGCGGTAGTACCTCGGTACTGCTGCCCAGTGGTGGCGGCTGCATAGAGGATTTGCAGGCTAGCCCAACAGGTGGGAAGGACGATCAATACGAAGCGCTGGAACGGGCCGAGCGACAGGCACTGGTGTGCAAATTGCTGGCGGAGCTGCCAGATAACGAACGCCAGGTATGGGAGCTGCGAGTGGTGGAGGGGGTGCCCCGAGTCGAGGTGGCCCAGATCCTGAATATTTCGGTGAGCGCGGTGGGAGAACTCAAGCGCCGCGCCATAGCTCACCTGCAGGCATTGGTAGCCCAGCAGGATGCCGGCTTGCAGGTGGGC